GCGACAAGAACCTGCAACAGAAGCTCCTGGCCGAACGTGACGGCATCCTCGCGTGGGCCGTGCAGGGCTGTCTCGACTGGCAGCGCCACGGACGGCTCGACCCGCCACAGCGGGTGGTGGATGCCACTGAAGAGTATTTCGAAGCCGAAGACGCGCTGGGCCGTTGGCTCGATGAGCGCTGCGTGCGCGAAGCCAATGCCAAGTCGCTGACCGCAGAGTTGTTCAACGACTGGAAGCAGTGGGCTGAGGCAGCGGGCGAATTCTCGGGTTCGCAAAAGCGCTTTGCCGATCTGCTGCTTACCCGTGGCCTGGACAAATGGCGCAACGGCATGGGCTTGCGCGGGTTTCAGGGCATTGGCCTCAAGAACCCGCCAGCACCCACCTACACACCTTACGCCGATGACTGAAACAACCGTGTCTGACGGATCGGACGGACTACGTCGTAACTCCTACGCGTGCGCGTGCGTGCGCGCCCCATGGGAGCTTTCGATACAACCCGTCCGATCCGTCAGGCCAGCCAAAACAAGGACTGACACCATGACCATGACCATCCTCGCCCTTGATCTGGGCACCACCACCGGCTGGGCACTGCGAGGCAGCGACGGCCACATTACCAGCGGCTCCGAGAGCTTCCGGCCGCAGCGTTTCGAAGGCGGCGGGATGCGCTTCCTGCGCTTCAAACGCTGGCTCACCGAACTGAAGGCCGTCACCAGCGGCATCGACTGCCTGCACTTTGAGGAGGTACGTCGCCACGTTTCGACCGATGCTGCTCACGCCTACGGCGGTTTCCTTGCGACGCTCACGGCATGGTGCGAGCACCACCAGATCCCGTACCAAGGCGTGCCCGTAGGCACCATCAAGAAGTACGCCACAGGCAAGGGCAACGCGGGCAAGGAAGACGTCATCGCAGCCATGCGTGCGCGCGGCCACGCTCCGGCCAATGACAACGAAGCCGATGCTCTTGCCTTGCTGCACTGGGCTGTCCAGACCCAGGAGGTGTGACGTGAAGGTTCCGACACCCCAATACCGCTGCCCCCTCGGTCGGCTGCAACCCCAAGCCACGGATCTGGACGCCATCAAGGAACGTGGCTGGCGCGACCAGCACATCCTGGTGGTCAACGCGTCCGACGAACGTCTGGACTTCATTGAGCGCGAGATCGTGCGCCGCATTGGTGAACGGCTGTACGGAGGGCTGCGCCATGGCTGACCGTCACACCTCTTGGACGATTGAGGACGTGGCTGCCCGGTTTGAGGATGCAGCCACCACCGGACGACGCCTGCCTCCTGTGCGTGTGCAAGGCTACTTCAATTGCTGGCCTGCCTTCGCTCGCAAAGAGTGGGAAGCCTTTGCTGCGGACGAGAAGGTGTACCGCCCCTTCCCACCCAGTCCTGATGCTATCGACCGGATGTTGGAGACGATGCGCTGGGTGCAGTGGCTGGAGGTCGAGCAGCGTCACCTCGTGTGGATGCGGGCCAAGCGCTACGGCTGGAGGGACATCACGATCCGCTTTGCCTGCGACCGCACCACGGCGTGGCGACGCTGGCAACGGGCACTGGAGATCGTGGCGGCACAACTCAACAGCGATGGCGTGCGATTGCCTTCCAAAAACGTGGGCAATTTAGGGTAATGCTTGCCGCGTTTGTCCTCGCCTTGCCTTGCTTGTCCGTTTCGAGCCCCAGCAGCCCTGCAACAAAACAGCCCGGTCGGGGGTAGTATTTCAGCTATCTTCTGGACAGCGGTGACGGTTGAGGAAGTGGCCCAAGGCAAAAGGGGTCCTTCCTGGCCAAAATCCAATGCGGGGGGCGACAGCGCGACGCTTTTTTAGCGTCAGGGTGCGAACCAAGGTTCGCACGGTTCGCAGTTCGCACCCCGTCAGTTCGCACCAACCACACCAACCCGCCCACGGTTTTCCGTCGGCGGGTTTTCCATTTCTGGGACGCCAATTTTGAACACACTCAACGTCGAGTACCGCAAGGTCGAGGCGCTGATTCCCTACGCCCGCAATCCGCGCACGCATACCGAGGATCAGGTGGCCAAGATCGCCGCCAGCATCGTCGAGTACGGCTGGACGAACCCGGTACTGGTGGACGGCGACAACGGGATCATCGCGGGTCATGGTCGTCTGGCCGCCGCGCGCAAGCTGGGTCTGGATCAGGTGCCGATCATCGAACTGGCCCATCTGTCGCCGACGCAGAAGCGCGCCTACGTCATCTCCGATAACCGGCTGGCGCTCGACGCGGGTTGGAATGAGGAACTGCTGGCGTTGGAGCTGGCCGAGTTGTCCGAGGCTGGGTACGACCTTGCTCTGACGGGATTCGAGGATGCCGAGATCGATGCATTGCTCGCAGACGGCGTGGTTTCCGATGACGCAGACCAGGGGCAGGATGCAGACGACACGGACACTGCTGATGACGTGCCCGATGCGCCGGTCGTCCCGGTGTCGCGCATCGGCGATGTCTGGGCCATTGGTCAGCACCGCCTGATCTGCGGCGATGCTACTGATTCGTCCGTCGTCGCCACGCTGATGCAAGGCGACGCGGCACGGCTCTGCTTCACCTCACCGCCTTACGGCAACCAGCGCGACTACACCTCCGGCGGCGTCAAGGATTGGGATGGCCTGATGCGCGGCGTGTTCGGCCTTGTGCCGATGGCCGACGACGGCCAGGTACTGGTCAACCTCGGGCTGATCCATCGCGACAACGAAGTCATCGCGTATTGGGATGGCTGGCTCGACTGGATGCGCACCCAAGGCTGGCGGCGCTTCGCGTGGTACGTCTGGGATCAGGGGCCGGGGATGCCCGGCGACTGGCAAGGGCGACTGGCTCCGAGCTTCGAGTTTGTTTTTCACTTCAACCGCGCCAGCCTCAAACCCAACAAGATCGTGCCCTGCAAGCACGCGGGGCTGGAATCGCATCTGCGCGCCGATGGCTCGTCCACGGCGATGCGTGGCAAGGACGGTGAAGTCGGCGGCTGGACACACAAGGGCCAGCCGACGCAGGACACACGGATTCCAGACTCGGTGATCCGCGTGATGCGCCACAAGGGCAAGATCGGTCAGGACATCGACCACCCCGCCGTGTTCCCGGTAGCGCTGCCGGAGTTCGTGATCGAGGCCTATACGGACACGGGCGACCTCGTGTTCGAACCTTTCGGCGGCAGCGGTACGACGATGCTGGCCGCGCAGCGCACTGGTCGCGTCTGCCGCACAGTCGAGATCGCACCGGAGTACGTGGACGTCGCCATCAAACGCTTCCAGCAGAACCACCCCGGTGTGCCTGTCACTTTGCTGGCCACGGGTCAGTCCTTCGACGACGTGGCCGACGACCGTCTGGTCACCACGGAGGCTGCGCAATGAACGCCTCGTGGTTTGCCGACAAGATCGAGCAATGGCCGACAGCCAAACTGCTGCCCTATGCTCGCAACGCCCGCACCCACTCGGATGATCAGGTGGCGCAGATTGCAGCATCGATTGCCGAGTTTGGATTCACCAATCCGATCCTGGCCGGTAGCGACGGCATCATCGTCGCCGGACACGGGCGGCTCGCCGCCGCTCAGAAACTCGGGTTGGATGTGGTGCCGGTGGTCGTGCTCGACCATCTGAGCGCCACGCAGCGCCGGGCGCTGGTGATCGCGGACAACCGCATCGCCGAGAACGCGGGCTGGGACGACGCCATGCTGCGCATCGAGATTGCAACCCTGCAGGACGATGACTTCGACGTGTCGCTCACCGGCTTCGATGTCGATGCGCTGGCCGAACTGATGGCGGGCGATGAGCCGGACAACGATGGCCAGAGCGACGAGGATGCGGTGCCGGAGGTTGGTGAGACGCCGATCTCCCGCCCGGGTGATGTCTGGATCATGGGGTCGCACCGCCTACTGTGCGGCGACTCGACCGTGGCCGAGAGCTACGACGTATTGCTGCAGGGCTCGCCGGTGGACATGGTGTTCACCGATCCGCCGTACAACGTGAACTACGCCAACAGCGCCAAGGACAAGATGCGCGGCAAGGATCGCGCGATCCTCAACGACAACTTGGGCGACGGCTTCTACGACTTCTTGCTGGCGGCGCTGACCCAGATGGTGACGCACTGCCGGGGTGGCATCTACGTGGCGATGTCATCCAGCGAACTGGATGTGCTGCAGTCGGCCTTTCGTGCCGCCGGGGGAAAGTGGTCGACCTTCATCATCTGGGCCAAGAACACTTTTACGCTGGGGCGCGCCGACTATCAGCGCCAGTACGAACCGATCCTGTACGGCTGGCCAGAGGGTGCGCAACGCCATTGGTGCGGTGACCGCGACCAGGGCGACGTGTGGAACATCAAGAAGCCGCAGAAGAATGATCTGCACCCGACGATGAAGCCGGTGGAGTTGGTGGAACGGGCGATCCGCAATTCGAGCCGCCCCGGCAACGTGGTGCTCGATCCCTTCGGCGGTTCCGGCACGACGCTGATCGCTGCCGAGAAGTCGGGGCGTGTGGCGCGCCTAATTGAACTCGATCCGAAGTACGTGGACGTGATTGTGCGCCGGTGGGAGGACTTCACCGGCAAGCAGGCTATCCGCGAGGCGGCAGACCAGGAGGTGTGCGCCAGTTGAATGGGCGCGTGGGTTGCTGGGCTTCTTCTTCCTCAGCGATGCGCCGCAGCAGCTGCATCGTGGCCAGATCGCGGGGTAGCGCTGTGCACATCACGCGCACAGCCTGTTCGATGGAGACGTCAGGACGCCGGTTGGCGATCAGCCAACGCAGTGCCTGCTCCCGCTCGGTGGCAGGCGTTCTCATCAGGCGGCCAGTTCGTCGCAGATGTCGCAGTGGATCACAAAGCCCGTCAGATAAGGCAGGCCGCGCGGGATGCCGTATTGCTTGCTGGTCTGGCGGCCAATCGTCCAGCCCATCCAGCGTTGGGTGGCAGCGTTGATGGCATCCGCTGGGGTCTGTCCTTGGTACAACCCGTTTTGCACATCGTCCGCAAAGTGACGTCCGTGGCGGCTGTCGAGGAAGATCCGCACCGACTCGAGGGTCTGGCCCGTGGCGTCCGAGATGGCGTTCAGTGCCAAGGGCCACGCGTCGCTGGCGTGTTCGTTCATCGTGCCCCAGAAACCCCAATCGGTGTTCTGGGTGGCGGGGATTTGCGTGGTGGTGTTCATCGTGGGCTCCTTGGGGTTGATCGTTGCGACACCCGTAGTAACGCGCTGTTCAATTGAGAAGCCAAGCGCGGGTTCGCCTCTTTCTCGATCTTTCTGATCAGGCAATGCGATAGATGCGCTCGCCGCCTTGCGCCTTGTCGGACGTGATGGTCAGACCGAGTTTTTTCTTGAAGGCTCCGGCGAAAGTGCCGCGCACGGTGTGTGCCTGCCAGCCGGTGGCATCAACGATCTGCTGCACCGTTGCGCCTTCGGGGCGCTGCAGCATCCGGAGCACTGCGGCCTGCTTGCTGTTCTCGCGGGTGCGCGGCTTGGCCTGCTCGGTAGTGGTGCCCTTGGCCCACGTGGCCTCTGCTGCCGTCACGGCGGCCTCGATCTCGGGGTCGACGACCAAAGGCGCAGGCGCGGGACGGGCGCGCCCCATCGCGGCGTAGCCCTCGGCGGCGACGAACCAGTGGGTGCCGTCCGTAGTGATCAGGGCGCGGTTGAACAGGCCGTCGAGCACCTTCTTGCGTGCGCCGCCTTTGATGTTGTCAGGGAACCAGTCGATTTTGCCGTTGGTGTGCTCGAGGGCGTAGGCCAGGATCGCGTGCTGGGCTGGGGTCAGTTGGGTGGTGGTCATTTGCTGCTCCTTCGATGTGGTTGATGACGACGTGATGAACGCGCTGTTCGGAAGGCAAGCCAAGCGCTTTCTGCTTGGATCTGTTGCTTCTCGATCAGTCGCGGGCGATCTCTGCTTCAGTTGGCGCGGGGAGCGAAATGCCCACTTCGACGCCCGCCTTGAAGGCCGCTTCCAGCGCGTCCCGGATGCACCAGACCGCCGTGTCGTGGAAGTCGAGGCTGTCTGAGCTGCGGGTTTCCAGCGTTTCGATGCCGAGGTGCTTCTGGGCGATCAGGGTGAGGATGGTGTCGATCTGGTTCATGGCGGGTTCCTTTCGGGATGTGGTTGGCGTGACGTGATGAACGCGCTGTTCCCGATGGAAGCCAAGCTCAATTCGCCGGAATGACGAACAAATGATTGAAGGTGCCCCGAAGGGGAAATATGGGTATTTCGATTCGTGCCTACGCACGCCACAGAGGGGTGTCCGATGCGGCGGTGCGCAAGGCCATCGCTGCGGGGCGCGTCACACCGGAGGCAGACGGAACCATTGATGCCGAGCGCGTCGACCGCGAATGGGCGCGCAACTCCGATGCGCCGCGCAACGGAACGGCCACCCGCGCCGTCAAGGTCGCCGTGCCGGAATCCAGCGGCACCACGGGTGACGGGCCTGCCGCATTGCCAACAGGCGGCACGTCCTTGCTGCAGGCGCGCACCGTCAACGAGGTGGTCAAGGCGCAGACCAACAAAGTGCGTCTGGCCCGCCTCAAGGGCGAGCTGGTGGATAGGCCGCAGGCCATCGCCCACGTTTTCAAACTGGCGCGCTCCGAGCGCGATGCGTGGCTGAACTGGCCCGCGCGCATTTCGGCGCAGATGGCCGCCAAGCTCAATGTTGATCCGCACACGATGCACATCGCCCTGGAGG